ATGCGCTTTCTGATGGCCCTGGGCCTGCTGCTCGCAGGCTCAGCCGGTGCCCAAGAGGTCTACCGCTGCGGCAATAGCTATAGCGCCGAGCCCTGCAAAAACGCCAAAACCATTGATGTGACGCCCGCAGTCAGCAATCCCGATGGGCCGCTTACCCGGCTGATCTACCTGTGCAAAAGGCCTGACAAAACCGAGCTGTGGTGGATCGATCGGCCTTGCTCGCAGGAGCGTTGGGGCCTGGTCGAGAGCGTCCGAGTGCCGAGCAATGTGGACTGGAAGACCCAAATGGCCATCGCCCAACGAAAACGGGCGGACGATGCTCGGCGCGCTAGCCGGGCCCGTCATCACTACCATTCGGCGGCGCCTGGCAGCGTACGATCCAACGAAGCGCGTTGCGAGGAATTCAAGCAAAGGGTGGAATATCCGGATGCCGCCGCCAGAGTTGGCGGTACCGCACGCAAGATGGAATGGATCCGCGAGGAACGGCAAAGCGCGCGAGACCAGCAGTTTCGGGCGGGGTGCTGAGGTTCCTGTTACAGCGCTTGCATGCGCTGGCGGGTTTCAGACCCGCACGCAGCTACACTGCGCGGCAGGAGGAGTCGCAATGGACTGGGCAAGATGGCAGATGGAGATGGATCGACAGTTCGCTTGGATGCTGTTGTGGTGGCTGGTTGGCAGCATCATCTCGTTGTGGGTCGGTTACGAGATTCTGAAGGCCGCCATCAAAAACGGCATCAATGCCTCCAGTCTGGGTGACCGCCGGAGGTTGACGCAGGCGGCGCAGCCACCAGTTGCACCAGCGGGCTACCGTTGGGTGCTGGTCAAGGATGACAAGTCTGACGCAGATATTCGGCCTGAGCGCTAAGAGCAAGAAATTGCAGGTTCTAGGCGGCGCTGAAGGAATGGCAGCTGCAAGTACTGCTGAGCACTGCAGACAGCTCCTTAGTTAATTGATACGATGTATATTACTGTTAACTCTGAGATACAGAATTAACGTATAAACAACATATCTCATCCAAAAAACCCACCTTGAAGGTGGGTTTTTTTTAATTGGAATGGTGAGTTTCGCAGAGTGTCGAATTCGATGAGAAAACATTACAAAGGCGGTACATCACCCATTGTGAGCCGTTGGGCAGGTGATCCGGCCCAACTTCTGCCGACTTGAATTATCAATTTCTCAACTGCTTTTTCCAGCCACACTCGCTCGTCCGGCTCGAGAGGCACTGTAAATTTTGTCATTTTTCTTGCCGACAAGCTATCACCGCGACCAGAGGAGAGTTCGCCAATCTTTTTAAGAAATTCTTCCTGAATATTTAGATCTTTTGCCGCCTGCTTCTGGTTTCCCGCTCGAGCATTGATAGCTGATAGAACGAAGTACGCCATACTGAGCAATGGCTCACGTCCTTCCTTGTAAAACTTGTAACGCAGCCAAATAAATTCAGTATCAGGACTAAGGTTAAAAGTGCTGTCTGGAGCCGTAGGATATTTATTAAATGGCCGTATGACTGAGGCCGTACCGAAAGCAGAAAGAGAAATTTCCATTTCGGAGTGAAGTTCTATAACGCCCGTCGTGGGATTACGGTCAACAATCTCTGTCCATTCATAGACAAGTCTGGCACCGATTGTTCCGACCTCCAGTGATATCAACACTTCCCAGTTGCGCGCTAAGCGGTCGGCTGCTGTGCGCGCTGATTGACGATCAGCAAAGTGAATTTTAGGAAGCATCCGGACTTTGGATCCTTCCACTTCAATGTCGAACTCTGAGCCTTGAAAGATCTCAAGCACAAGTGGCGGCTTGTACTGCACATCAGCTTCAAATTTCAGTTCATAGTGCACAGCGACTACGTGTGGATCATTCATGATAGTTGGTCTCCGGACCAGCACTTTAGCAGAGCTTTGCCCCTTAAATTGGCAAGCTATGCTGTCCAAAAAAAAGTCTTAATTGGATTTTCACCTTGAGCGAGACTACAGGATTGCTTCGCGCATCAAGTTGCAAACGGCACGAATGATTCTAGACACACTGGGATCTGACATATGTTTCTTAAACGCAAAAGCAAGAGATTAGATAGCACGCATAATGCGCAGCGTTACATCTAAAAATGAGGAAAATATGTACACGGTGACCTATCCAAATGCATGGATCATCCTGCCGCTGCTGGGCGCCCTGAGCACGGCCATATCCATCTATATCGCTTACCTGGTGCTGAAATGCGCGATCCGAAACGGCATCAACGAATCGCGTTTGCGCCTTGAGCCCACCACCCAGCAGATGGCACCAATCGGCTACAAGTGGGCACTGGTGAAGGATGAAAAACACCAGGCTGCGGACAGGTGAGGGGGCCGCGCCCCAGGCAAGCGGTACGAGATAGAACGAGTGTCTACATGGGGTTTGTCACCCCATACCCCGACCCCACCACTACGACACAAGGTCTCCGTTCTCGGGGCCCTTGTTTGTCCTCAGAAAGAAGCGGAGAGGTGCCGCGATTCAAAGACTGAACGCACCTCTGCATTGCGGGCCTGCATGCGCTGCTCCCAGCCGATGGCCTCTGCACTGGCCTGGCCGCGTGGCCTGTTTTCATCATTGCGATCTGATCGCCCGCCAGAGCCCGAATCAATCACGATAGGTTTGTTGACCGTGCCGCTTTGATAGGGCGCATCGCAGGTAACAGGCCGGATCACATCGCGGTATTGCACGAACGCCAGGCAAGGGCTGCTGGCCTTGATGGTGTAGCCAGCGTTGACCAGCTCGTCACTGGTCAGATCGAATAGCTGGCGACCCTCACCAGACACAACAAACGCATAGATTTCTTTGTCCGCTTTACGCATGTAGCCGGTCAGGTGCAGGAGCTTGCCAAACAGCGGATCGATGGTTTTTGGCACCTCTTTTGGCTCTGGCTCTTGCTCCTGGTTGCTGGCCTGCTTAGCTGGGCCATTGCTGGGCGCGTTGGATGAAGGAGGGGTGGGCACCACATGCGCTTGCGGTGATCCCTTCACAGTCGCTGCTGCGCGTGCCTCAGGCGTCTTTGTGCCCCATACCGTGCGACCTGGCTTAGGCCAAAAGGCCCACACCATGATGACGGCGCAGAAGATCAGCCAGACCCATTTGAAGCGGTTGAAGTAGACGATAAAGGGCTTGACGTCTTCCGCGCTGGCTTCAGCGCTTGCGCTGCTTTGCGTGTTGCTGCGATAGAGGCCGAAGTATTGCGGCTTGTATTTGCGCTCACCTTGTTGGATGACCGCGCCGCGATAGCCTGCATGCACCTTGCGGATGTAGTGATCAGCCTTACCCAGAATGTCGGCTTTGCGCACCTTTATCAGCGTGGCGATCAGCTGCGCGATCGGCTGATTGATATCGCGAAAGCTCTGCGTCATCAGCAGCACATCAGCGTTGAAATGCCGGTGCAGCTTGAACCACTGCACAACGCTATCAGGCGTGCCGGTTTTGGGGAATGACACGTGGCATTCGTCAATCACATAAAGAGGGCCTTGACCGTTAGGGCCGCGCCAGGTGGTGTAGAAATCCCATACCGTGCCGAAGGTGAAAACGCTTTCAGGTGGATCTGCAGGATCTCTATCCGCCCACAGCTGAAACGCTGGGCGCTCAGCAATGTCGGTTGCATCCCAGACGCCGAGCTGCTTGGCAGGCCGCGTGCGCAACTCAATCAGGTCGCGGTAAGCCGGATCGATGGCCGCGAACTGGTCGACGTTCAGCGGCAGGTTTGTGATGACCAGGCGGCCTTGTTTCAAAGCCTCGAGGACGTGGTAAACAACACCCTCATAACTCTTGCCAGAGCCCGGGATTCCCTCCAATCCGTTGATCATGATCCGAGCCTTGTAAAGGGGATGATTTGCAGCAGCAGGCGTATGCCAATTGCCGCGCCGATGATCTGCGCGGCAGTGCCCAAGCCAGCAAGCTGCATGATGTTGACTATCTCGCCAGGCATCTCGCCCATGTTGTTTGCGAAGCCTTCAAGCTGCGACACATCAAGCGCATTAGCCGCAGTTACGGCAATGCCAAGGAGGGCATCCAGCACCCAGCAAAACAGGTCACTGAGCAAGTCCCAAGCTGCAGTGAAGATCGCGACAAATACATCGCTAAACCACTTAAGAATCTTGTCAAAAGCTTTGATGATGCCTTCCATGTCAGCCCCCGAATACCAGTTTTCTTGCAAGCGCTAGAGCGCAGATCAGCGTGATCGCTTTTATGGCCATCCACACGCGCGGATCGATGTCGATCACATAGACGCCCAGGTTGAATGCACCACCCAGGTTTAGATCGATGGTCCACACCGGAGGCGATCCACCATCGCCATAGTTAGGAAACAGGCGCTGAGTCAGGCCGAAGATGGGCGAGGCCTTGAGCTGGGCAGACTTCTCAGCCCAAACACCTGCAGGGCCGTTCTCAAATTTCTTTTCGTAGAGAGTGGGCACGCCAACGGTCAAATTGCCATCACCTTCGCCGCATTCTTTGCCTTTTTCGCAATCGCCGTTACCACCGCCACCATTACCGCCGCCACTTCCACCGCCGCCTGATCCACCCTCGCCATCACCGCCGCCCTCGCCGCCGCCTTCGTCATCCTTGCCGTCACCATCACCAGGGCCATCACCGGGCTTGGTACCACCGCCGCCGCCGTCGTCATCTTTGTCGTCGTCATCTTTGTCGTCGTCATCTTTGTCGTCGTCATCTTTGTCGTCGTCATCATCCTCGCCATCCTTGGTGCCACCTCCATCACCACCGTCATCACTGCCGGAGCCGCCGCCACCTTCACCGCCTCCATCGCCGCCGCCTTCACCCTCGCCACCTCCTTCGCCACCACCTTCACCCTCGCCGCCGCCGCCACCACCATCACCACCACTACCCGGATTGCCGCCACCACCGCCGCCACCTCCCGGAGGGTTACCGCCACCGCCATCATCACCGCCACCTTCGCCATTTCCTGGATCGGTTTCCGGTGGCTTCGGAGGCTCCATATCAGGGCCGTTACTGGTGCAGTTATCGCCGGTGCTGACATAGTTGGCAGTGCCTGTTTTTCCGGTGATCGGGTTGCTGGACCAGCCAATAGGCGTGCTTGCATCGAAGCTGTATTTGCAGCGCCCCGTGCAGATCGATGCAGGTATCTTGTTACCTGCGACGAAGTTGTAATCGCGCTCTAGATCCTTCTCACACTTGGGAGGTGGCACGCACTGGCCGTTTATTTCTTCGGTACCGGCATCGCAATAGCACTGACCGGCTGTTGCCGAAGAAGTGGAATTTGCAGGGCATACCTTCCTCATCGTGATGAAGCTGCTCGCGTACGAAGACTTACCATCCCCAGCCCGGCATCGCCCATACGCACCAGTACCCGTGGCATATCCCATATCAACGCGATCTTTATTACCGCTCCAACCACTAGCTGCACTGCTAGCGGAATACCACTCTCCACAGGAAGACTCTGGACTACTAAAAGGCCCAAGCTCGACAGGTTTCGGAGCGCTGGTATTGATGAAATAACTCTCCTTTGCAGGCACCAGCGCATGCGCAGGGCCACTACATAGAAGCGCAAAAAGAACGAATAGACGCCACATAGGCTAATCCTTTGCCAGCATGAAAAAGCAGAACGCCCCCATTGCGCCAATCAACGCAAACAGGGCATGGATTGACGCAACGAGGGCGATTAGCAGCATGGCAGTGCTTAGATCTTGGCGATGATGCGCTTGACCACAGCAGGGCCCTTGATGACCAGGGCAATGCCGACGATCACCACAGCCAGGGCCGTGATCTTGGTGGCGGTGGTGCCCATGTCCACTTCATCGAACAGCGCATCCATACCGGCAGCATGCGAGGACACAGCCATCATTGCGGTACCAGCAGCCACACCCAGACGGGCAACGTTTTGAGCAGCCAGAGCGCGCAGATTTTGCAGTTTGTTCTTCATGACGTTTTTCCTTTGAAAAAGAGAGTTGAAAAGGTGCGAAATTGCACCGGAGAGCCGCCAGGCTCTGCGCTGAAATCTCATAGGGTGCGGATGGTTCGAACGATCCAGCCGGCAACCAAGCCAATCACCGCAATAGCGAAGATCAGACCGACGCCGAAGGTGAACGCCGTGCCCACAGAGCCAGGCGTTATGCCAATGGCTGCGAAGTCTTCGACGCCGATTTCTGTTACCAGCACCTGGCTTTGATCAGGGCAGGGCAGCTGGTCAGCCAAGCAGACGAAGTAGTGCGCCATTAGTCGCCCGTGGAAATGTCGTCAGAGCCACATTCAGGGCATTGCGCGGTGGGATCGTCTTTGTCAAAGTCCCAATCGCTATCTGCCGCGTCAAAGTCAGCGCCGCAGGCGTTGCAGTGCAAGTCATCCATATTTAGTCCTTCAAATGAGCGTCAGCGATCAATGCGCTAGCCGCGAGAGTTGATAGAGGGTGTGGATTGCCACCACCAAATAAAGGGAAGCCAGGACCCTCATGGTTAAGCACCGGCCACCATCACGCGCACAATGCACATGACGAACAGAAGAGGGCAGAGCAGGTGCACCAGGGAAAAGGCAGCATTGAGGAGGGCGGTTTTCATTGCGTGTAATCCCCAGCAGTGCCAAGCAAATCGAGGTCAACGATGGTCGGTTCTTCATCCAGATCAGCGTGATCTACGACCAGCTGAAGAGCCATTTCTTCATCAGTGATGACGCCGCCACCAGCATCGCGCAGGGAGCGGACCCACTCCACGCCACCATCACCCGTAGGGCACAGGAAGCGGCCAGTAGTGCGGCTTTGGACGATGAACCGAGCCATGGTTAGGCCGCCTTTTTGCCTGCTGGCTTGATGCCCAGCAGCACCAGCTTGGAATCGTTGCCAGCGCCTGCAGTGATATCGAAATCGCAATCACACAGCACGCCGCCTTGAGGCCAGGAATCCTTGTATTGGCGCCACTTTTCAAACTCGGCCGAGGTGCCCAGCTTGAACGGGCGAGTTACTTGGCCGATGCTCTCGCCGCTGCTGGTCTGGCCCAGGTCAACGGCCAGTTGAAACGTGGTGCTATCGAAGGGACGACCTTCGAATTCACCCTTGCTGGTCTTGATGCCGGTGCACACGGCTTGCATCTGAACTTTCATACTCAAAAACTCCGAAATGGGCCTTAACACAGGGCAACTGCTGGACGGCCCGAAGCTCCAGCGCCTGTTACGTGGGAATAAGCCTGCTTGACGGTCAGGATGACGTCCCGCTCGGTGAAATGCTGCAGACGGCCTGGCAGTCGCTTGTCGCTCAGGAGCTCAAACATTTGTTCGAAACCGAGGTGCTGATAGAGCAGGGAGGCAGTAGGGCCAGCAACGCGACGGAACCAGGTGATGGCCCGGGCCACTTCGGCTTTGACGGTTTCGACAGCAGCGGGAGGCATGACGGGCACACCTTCGGGCACAGCGTGCTGGGTCTCGAAATATTCGTTGTAGATGGCGTTATGCCAGTCGCTTGCGCCCTTGAAGAAGTCGTCAGGACGGCGCAGCATGTCGGAGGGCAGCACGCGCAGCTTGTTGCCGTAGCGAAGCTCGATGCGAACCCATGGCGAGGGCGCTTCCTTGCCGTAGAGCTGGTGCCCTTTTTCGTAGATATTGGTTTGCTTACCGGCTTCCTTGCTACCGATGTAGACACTGCGGCCAAAGTTGTTTGCCCAGTCGCCGTTATTGGCATAGGCCGGCAGGTGACCGCGGACATTCATCAAGCCGTCGAGGTAGTCTTGCTTGACGCGATCCATGCCGCCGACGATGCCTTGGAACAGGTCTAGCGCCAGGTCGCAACGGGTGATCTTTGCTTCGGTCGAGTCGATAAGGCGGGCGAAGCGTTCACGGTAGCCAGGTGCGGCAAATGTGCAGCCAGCGCCGGTGATGTTGGCGTGAATGGTTTCGCTTTGCTTTTGCTGTCGTGGTGACTCGCTTGACGACAGGAAGCCGATCCATGCGACTTCCTTGCTATTGCGGGTGATCGACCAGCGGAAACGGTAGAAATCGAAGCCTTTTTTAAGCTCGGGCTCTATAACAAAATCTGGACCGAGCGCATCGCAAACGTCTTCTGCGAGCGCCTTGGCCTGGGCAGATGCGGAGAAGTCAGGGTCTGGCAATTCCTGCAGAATCTGCATCAGGCGACGCCGACGCACTTCGAATTCCAGATCGTTCGACCAGCACTCGACCATTGAGCCTTTGGGCGGGAAAAGGTCATCAAGGCGCACCGCTGGAGCGTTGCGGCGGATAACGGTAAACCGCAGCCAGTCGACATGGACCACGTTGCCGGTGCTTGCCCGTTCAGCTTCCAGGCGAAGCTTGATGGCGTTGCCATCCAATACCAGTGAGGACTTTGGCACTGCGCTCATTTTTAGTATCTCCCCGTGATTACCATCGGGGAGGGTTTGCGAACCGACGCCCATTCAAAGCCAGCGCGGAGCGGCTTTTTCCCCGCAAGCGGGGCCCCTTTGGCCGCGCCGCGCAAGGCTTTTTGACAGGCTGCATTTGCTGTAGCCAGCATGAGAGGTTCCACCAGCGATAGCCAAGCCTGGCGGTTGTAGTAGGCTTGCGCGGGCCAGTTCACAACGCACCACCGAAGGAAGAAGATTGACCACCCTGACCAATGACCAACTTGCGACCATTCACCAGCGCCTGAATGAAATCGGAGCGGCGCCAAGCCTCGAAACTCTGCGAGCTTTCGCTCTCATTCACAGGCTGGGTGAGGACATGCGGAACGGATACACCACTAAGAAGAGCGAGACTCTTAAGCGACTGCGACAAGACAGCAGCGCCGCCCAGGCGAGCAACAACCCCGCGAAGGTGGCAGAGGGTCTCCTGATCGAAGCTTTCCTGATCGGCTGGATCGGTATCGAAAACCTCGGGTGA